AGGCGGATCATATAATGTCATCTTTTTGGACGAATTCGCGTTCATCCCAAATCACATTGCTGATGAATTCTTTGCCTCTGTTTATCCTACTATTTCGTCAGGTCAAAGCACAAAAGTCCTGATTGTCTCTACCCCAAAGGGTATGAATCACTTCTACCGCATTTGGCATGATGCGGAGAGGGGTAAGAATGAATATATTCCCACAGATGTTCATTGGTCTGAAGTTCCTGGAAGAGATGAAAAGTGGAAGGCTCAGACAATCGCAAACACATCTGAACAACAGTTCAAGGTTGAGTTTGAGTGCGAATTCTTAGGATCTGTTGATACTCTTGTATCTGCAGCAAAACTCAGATCCTTAGTATATGATGATCCGATTAAATCCAATGCAGGTTTAGACATCTATGAAGAACCTCAGAAGGATCATAATTATGTTTTAACGGTAGATGTAGCTCGTGGTGTAGAAAAAGACTATTCAGCATTTACTATTTGCGATACAACAACATTTCCATATCGTCTTGTAGCAAAATACAGAGACAATCAAATCAAACCGATGTTGTTTCCTAGTATCATCAAAGATCTTGCAGTTGCTTATAATAAAGCATATATTCTTGTAGAGGTCAATGACATTGGAGAACAAGTTGGTCAGATTCTCCATATGGATTTGGAGTACGATAATGTCTTAATGTGTACGATGAGAGGTCGTGCAGGACAATTAGTTGGTCAGGGATTTTCTGGAAAGAAATCTCAGATGGGAGTTAAGATGTCCAAAAATGTCAAAAAGATTGGATGCATGAATCTTAAGACATTGATTGAAGGTGATAAACTTGTTATTAAAGATTATGATACTATTAGTGAACTAACAACCTTTATTCAAAAGTCAAATTCTTTTGAAGCAGAAGACGGTTGTAATGATGACCTTGCAATGTGCTTGGTAATTTTTGCGTGGTTAATTGCACAACCATATTTTAAGGAAATGACGGACAATGATGTTCGTAAAAGATTATATGAGGAACAGAAAAATCAAATTGAACAAGACATGGCTCCATTTGGTTTTATTTCTGATGGTTTGGGTGGCGGTGAAAGTTTTGTAGATGAAGATGGAGATCGTTGGCATATTGATGAATATGGAGATAGATCATTTATGTGGGATTATCAATGATGGACATAGATGATCAATTTGAATTAGAACATTTATTTCTCACTGAGAGAAGGTGTAGAATTTGTGGACAAACCAAGGATCTTATAGATGGATTTTATTTAACTCGTAAGGGTAGAAGTGATATAGCATCTGCATATTCCTATGAATGCAAAATTTGTACTGTAAAAAGAATAAAAATGTCAAGAAAAGAAAAGGTGTTATTGGATAAATGGGAATATCCTGACTGGTAAATTGTTCATTGGCGGTTTCCCCACTCTAAAGTTAGCAAATAATAAATATTTGTAGTCAAGTTGAATCTTCTTTAGAGGAAAAGAGACATGTCGCTAAACTTAGTATCACCTGGAGTTAAAGTTAGAGAAATTGATCTAACTTTGGGTAGAATAGATGCAGTAAACGATCAAGTAGGTGGAATTGCTGCACCATTCGCAAAAGGGCCTGTAGGCACCCCAGTTTTAGTAGAAACAGAACAAGATTTACTACAAACATTTGGAAAACCATCAAGCAATGATGGCCAATATGAGTCTTGGTTAACTGCTTCTTCATATTTGTCCTATGGTGGAACTTTAAGAGTAGTCAGATTAGATTCGTCTAACCTTGTTAATGCACACTACCCAGTCAGTTCACCCGTTTCATTAAAAATAAATTCTCAAGAAGATTATATTGATAATCATCAAACAGATTCAGGTTGGATATTTGCTGCAAGAGATCCTGGTTCTTGGGCAAATGGATTAAAAGTATGCGCTATAGATGCAGCCGCAGATTATAGAGTTGCAATTGGCACTTTTGGAATTCAAGTTGGATATGCATTTACTGTTGGTATTAATACAAGTTATGCTACTTCTGCAGGAACTGTAGCTGCATTTGATGGTTACTTAAAAGGTGTCATTACAAAAGTAAATGTCAATAGTATCGATGTTAAACTTGTAAGCAGATATAATACTATTACAGAAACTTTCACTACAATAGATCCAAGTGAAGCCGGATTGACTTTAAATACAATCCCAGGGGGAGATGCTTCAATACTTCCATATTATCAAGTATTTAATAGTGTTGGTACAGCAACATCATTGGAAAAAGGAAGATTGCCTAATGCAGGTACTGTTGGAGTCGGACAAACAATTATTTCAGTTTCTGGTGGATTCGATCTAACTAGTATTGCAGTTGGAGATTTAATTCAAACATTAAACAGTGCATATGCATCAAGAGTAGTATCAGTTGGATCTACAAATATTGTTGTTGATAGTGCATCTCCAATTTCTTTCGCAGCTACTACATTTGTCGTAACTTATACGAGAAATGCTGGAGATGGTACTCTCCAAAAAGGTGAAGGACTCAGAGTTTCTTCAACTAATACAGTTAGAGATTGGTACTCCCAACAAACTTTAGGATTAACAAATTCTACAGTATATTGGGAAAGCATTGCTCCTAAACCAGGAACATCTTCTTATGCTGCTGAAAGATCTTCAGTCAATGATGAAATTCACGTAGTTGTAGTTGATGACACCGGTGCAATAACTGGAACTGCTGGAAATATTTTAGAAAAGTATACAAATCTTTCTAAGGCGGTTGATGCCAGAATTTCTCCATCAGAAAATATTTACTATAAGTCTTATATTTCTAATAATTCTAGATACATCTATGCTGGTACTACACCAAGTATTCAAGGTGCTAAATTTACAACTTCCGCTGGATACGCACAAGCTAGTGGGGGATCTATTTCTTGGGGACAACAAGCTAGTGGAGTTAACTTTGGAGTAGTTGGATCAACAGGATTCACTTTCGCATCTGGATATGATTACTCCTCTGCATCTGGTGGATATGATGTCACATTGTCTGATGTTTTAAATGGATATGAAGTATTCAGAAATCCATCAGAAATTTCATTGAATTTCTTAATTTGTGGAGCTAGTGGTGGAGATACAATTTTTGAATCCCAAGCAAAAGCTAATAGATTGATCGATATTGCTGAGGCAAGAAAGGACTGTGTTGCAACAGTATCTCCACATAGAGCTGGTGTTATTGGAGTTACCAATTCGGATACTCAAACATCAAATATTGTGACATTCTTTGATTCTGTCACTTCAAGTTCTTATGCCGTTTTTGATTCTGGTTATAAGTACATGTTTGATAGATTTAATAATGAGTTCAGATATGTTCCATTAAATGGAGATATTGCTGGACTTATGGCAAGAACATCAATTAATAATTATCCTTGGTTCTCTCCAGCGGGAGCACAAAGAGGGGTTATTAATAATGCTATTAAACTTGCTTACAATCCATCTCAAGCACAAAGAGATATTCTATATCCAAACAGAATTAATCCTGTAGTATTCTCTCCAGGAGCTGGAATTATTCTTTTTGGAGACAAAACTGGATTATCTAGAGCTTCTGCTTTTGATAGAATTAATGTTCGTAGATTATTCCTCACAATAGAAAAAACTATTGAAACTGCAGCAAGGGCTCAATTATTTGAATTTAATGACGTTATTACTAGAACAAACTTCTTGAATATCATCGAACCATATCTCCGCGACGTTAAAGCAAAGAGAGGTATCACTGATTTCTTAGTAGTTTGCGATGAATCCAATAACACTCCAGATGTTATTGATGCCAATCAGTTCAGAGCTGATATTTTTGTAAAACCAGCAAGATCAATCAACTTTATTGGTCTAACCTTCGTCGCTAACAGAACTGGAGTTAGCTTTGAAGAAGTTGTTGGAACTGTTTAATTATTTAAAATATAATTCTCAGAAGAGGTAACCCACGATGTCATTCTCAAATACCCCAACATTTAATTCCAGAACCATAGAAGATTTTAAAGCAAGAATGATTGGGGGTGGTGCTCGCCCCAATCTATTTGAATGTGAAATTGCTTTCCCATCTTTCGCTACTGCTAGTACAACTGCATCCACTAACGACACTTCCAGAGGTGTAGCAGAATTGACAAGATTTATGATCAAGGCTGCAAATTTACCTGCATCTAATGTAGGTGTTATTGAAGTTCCTTTTAGAGGAAGAAATCTAAAGATCGCTGGTGACAGAACTTTCGATGTTTGGACAATTACTGTTATTAACGATGTAGATTTTACAATTAGAACTGCTTTTGAAAAATGGATGAATGCAATCAACAAACATGATGACAACTCTGGTTTAATTAATCCTGCACAATACCAAAGAAATGCAATTGTAAAACAATTTGGTAGATCTTCAGTCGCATCAGCAGGTTCAAATATTGCGAACCCAACTTTAACTACTTCTGGTGATCAGTTACCAGTTCTGAAAGCATATAAGTTTTATGGAATTTTCCCAACCGCAGTAAGTGCAATTGATCTTTCATATGATTCTTCAGATACAATTGAAGAGTTTACCGTAGATCTTCAAGTTCAGTGGTGGGATGCTCTTGATTCTAACGCTCAAAGTCAGTTGGGAACAACAGAACTTGAAGGCGGCGGCCAGGTAGGATAATAAATAGTAGAAATATAGTTCAAATTTGAATAATGCCTAAATTATTTGGTTTCAAAATCCAAGATGCGGGGGACGATGGATCTAAAAAATCTATCGTCTCTCCTGTTCCGGAGAATCAAGAAGATTCTTCGGATTTTTATGTTGCGAGTGGATTTTATGGACAATATGTTGATATCGAAGGAGTCTATAAATCCGAGTACGATTTAATCAAAAGATACCGTGAAATGGCTATTCATCCAGAAGTGGATAGTGCTATTGAAGATATTATTAATGAAGCTATTGTCTCCGATCAAAATGATTCTCCAGTTCAAATTGATCTTCAAAATGTACCAGCTTCAGACAGACTTAAAGAAATAATCAGACAAGAATTTAAATATATCAAAGAAATTTTAGATTTTGATAAAAGATGCCATGAGATTCTAAGAAATTGGTATGTTGATGGTAGAATATATTATCACAAAGTTATTGATTTAGAAAAACCAGAAGAAGGGATCAAAGAAGTAAGATATATTGATCCTATGAAAATTAAACTTGTCAGAAAAATCAAAAAAGATGGTAAACATGTATTAAATCCATCTTTTTCGGTTACTGATGGAAAGACTGCAAATGGCAATATGTCAACTCCAGAAGTTGAGGAGTTTTATGAATATGATCCAAATATCAGAGGAACTGGTGCAGGACAATCTACCAGCAACTTCAAAAATGCAATTGGTGGTGCTGCAAGAATTTCAAAAGATGCGGTAACTTATGTCCATTCCGGTTTAGTAGATAGAAACAAACAAGTAGTTCTTTCATATCTTCACAAAGCAATCAAGGCTCTCAATCAACTCAGAATGATTGAGGACTCTCTTGTCATTTACCGTTTGTCTCGTGCTCCGGAAAGAAGAATTTTTTATATTGATGTAGGCAATCTTCCTAAGATCAAAGCAGAACAATATCTTCGTGATGTTATGACTCGTTATCGTAACAAATTAGTTTACGATGCAAACACTGGAGAAATCCGTGATGATAAGAGAATGATGTCAATGCTTGAAGATTTTTGGCTTCCTCGTCGTGAAGGTGGTAGAGGAACTGAAATCACCACACTTCCGGGTGGACAGAATCTGGGAGAACTTACCGATGTTGAGTATTTCCAAAAGAAACTTCTTAGAGCGCTTGGAGTTCCCGAGTCTCGTTTGGGTGGAAGTGGCGGATTCAATCTTGGAAGATCTTCAGAAATTCTAAGAGACGAAATTAAATTTACTAAGTTTGTGGGAAGAATGAGAAAGAGATTTTCACATCTCTTTATGGATATGTTGAGAACTCAACTTCTTCTTAAGAATGTTGTAACACCAGAAGATTGGAAAGTTCTCTCAGATCATATTCAATTTGATTTTGTTTATGATAATCACTTCGCAGAACTCAAAGAAGCAGAGCTCATTCAAAATAGATTGAATGTTCTTGTTGCAGCAGAACCATATATTGGTAAATATTTCTCAGTTGATTATGTAAGAAGAAACATTCTCAAACAGACTGATGCTGAGATTGTGGAAATTGATGTACAAATAGGTTCTGAACAGGCAGCGGGTATAATTCCACCTCCAATGGATCCAACAACTGGACTTCCTGTTGGTCAACAACCACCTCCAACAGAACAACCAGCAATGGGTGAAGTTCCAATGAACCCAGAAGCTTCAACTGGAGTTGCTGAAATGCCTCCAACTCAAGAAGCTCCAAAAGTTACGATGCCAAAAGGTGGCAGAATCTAATAAATAATTTTAAGTACACTTTAGTATTAACAAAAAATGGATGATCTTATTGACATGATGGTTTCTAACGAATCTCCCGCAGATATTAGTGACCGAATTAAAGAAATTTTAATGCAAAAATCTGCGGAAAATATCGACATTATTAGACCAGTTGTAGCAGCTTCTATGTTTGGCGAACCAGAACCAGAATCTGAACCCATTCCAGAAGTTGGAGAAGAACCTACTGAAGAAGACGCAGAATAATAAATAACTATTATAGGACTTTATTATAACAATGCAAAGAACAAAATTAATCGCAAACGAAATTGCGATGCCAACAACTGCAGGAGCTGCTTCTAGTATTACTGAAGCAACTTGTGTAAGATTATATAATGGTTCTGGTTCCGCAGCTACTGTAAGTATTTCAACTGCAGTCGGTGCAGCCACCACCAATACATTTACTATGGCAACAGGAGGAGTTGAGTTCCTCCAAAAAGCCTCAACTGATGTAATCTTTGCATCTTCCTCATCTGTGAGAGCGGCTAAAGTAGGACTTACCAACTAAGAAAAATGAAACTAATCACCGAAGAAGTAACAAACGTAAAGATTATCACCGAAGGAAAGGGTGTTAATAAAAAGCTTTACATTGAGGGAGTATTCCTTCAAGGCGAAATCAAGAATCGTAATGGAAGAATGTATCCCATCACAACTCTTGCTCGTGAAGTAGATCGTTACAACGAAAGCTTCGTTGCAAAGGGTCGTGCTCTTGGAGAACTTGGCCATCCTGATGGTCCAACTGTAAATTTGGATCGCGTTTCTCATAAGATTACTTCTCTCACTCAAGAGGGAAATAATTTTATAGGAAAGGCACAAATTCTCAATACTCCTATGGGTAAGATTGCATCTTCTCTTCTTGATGAGGGTGTAATGTTAGGTGTTTCTTCTCGTGGTGTTGGTTCATTAACTACCACCAATGAAGGTTACAAAGTAGTTGGTGAAGATTTCATGCTTGCTACTGCTGCTGATATTGTAGCAGATCCTTCTGCCCCAGACGCTTTTGTTTCTGGAATCATGGAAGGAAAGGAGTGGGTTTGGGAAGGAGGAATTCTTCGTGAACAACTTGCTTCCAAAACTCAAAAGAGAATCAACACTCTTGTTGATCAGAGAAGACTTGACGAACAGAAATTAAATCTGTTCCAAGAGTTTCTATCAAATCTTTAAATTATAAATAAATACAGATTATACTAAGGTAATCGGAGAGTACAAATGTCCCGTGGTAAGAATTTACAAGAAATGGAAACCGGCACTTCACAATCCAAAACTGCTGTAAATGCTCATGCATCAGCACCTGAAGCACCTAGCAAGAGCGCAACTCCCGTTGCAACTCCTGGTCAAACTGGTGCTTGGGAAGATCTCGGAGGCCCTACCCCAGAAAATAGTAAGCCAGATGATAACAGCAATATGCTGAAGACTCCTGGTGCAACCCTTAAGCAAGTTAAGGATGTTGTAAATGCTAAGGCTTCTGCGCCTGACGCTCCTGCAACTTCTGCAACTCCTGTTTCTACCCCCGGTCAAGGTGGTGGTATGAAGGAAGAAGTTGAAGAGGAAGAAGGTGAAGAAATCGTCGCAGAAGAAGGCGAAGAAGAAGAAGTTTCTGACGTAGAAGAGGCTGAAGAGGAAGAGGTTGTTGAAGAGGATGTAGATTCCATCATTGACGAGGATGTAAATGCTCTCCTCTCTGGCGAAGAAGAACTCTCTGAAGAATTCAGAGAGAAGGCTAAACTAGTATTTGAAGCCGCTCTTCACGCTAAGACAAAAGAAATTCAATCAGTAATGGAAGAGCACTATGCTGCTGCTCTTGCAGAAGAGGTTGAAGAAATCAAACTAGAACTAACCGAAAGAGTTGACTCATACCTTGAGTATGTTGCTTCCGAATGGTTAGAAGAGAATGCTCTCGCAGTTGAAAGTGGTCTCAAGACTGAGATCACCGAGTCCTTCATCGCTGGTATGAAGGGTCTTTTTGAAGAACATTATGTATCAATGCCTGAAGAGAAATATGATGTATTAGAGAGCATGGTAGAAAAACTTGATGAAATGGAGACAAAACTCAACGAGCAAATTCAAAGAAATGTTGCTCTAAATGCTAAACTTGCAGAATCTGCCGCTGACAGAATTCTGAACCAAGTTTCAGAGGGTCTCGCTCTTTCCCAAAAGGATAAGCTTGCAAGCCTCGCTGAAAGTGTTGAGTTTGAGAGTGAGAATGACTATTACCAGAAGCTGGTAACTCTTAGGGAGTCATACTTCCCAAGAAACGCTGGTATTCCAGCAAACGAAACGGAAAATCTATCAGAAGAAGCGAACTTCCAGGAAGTGAATCATTCACCTTCTATGGACGCTTATCTACGCGCGCTTTCCAACGTTGCTAAAAAGTGATTTTTAGATAATACTCAAACCGCAGTTTAACAACACTTAACACGAGGTATCAAACTAAAATGGACGGAATTAATTCACAAATGCTAATGGAGAAGTGGGCTCCAGTTCTAGACTTCGACGGTCTAGGCGGCATTAAGGACTCCCACAGACGTGCAGTTACTGCACAACTTCTAGAGAACCAAGAGAGAGAACTCCGCGAGTCTGCTGAGTTTCTTGGCGAAGCTTCCCCAACCAACTCTGCTGGTACTGGTGGTTTCTCTGGTTCCGCTACTGCTGGTGGTCCAGTTGCTGGTTTCGACCCAGTTCTAATCAGCCTCATTCGTCGTGCAATGCCTAACCTCATTGCTTATGACATCTGTGGCGTTCAACCAATGAGTGGTCCTACTGGACTCATCTTCGCAATGCGTTCCCGTTACGATTCTCAGTCTGGTACTGAGACCTTCTTCGACGAAGTAGATACCACCTTCTCTGGTCAGAACAACAGCCGTAACCTTGCCAACGGATTCTCCGATGGTCTCGTTGGTTTCGGTACAACCAACCAGGATGGAACCAATCCTAACGTTCTCAACCCAGTTGGAACCGCAACAACCAACCCATCACCATATAACGTTGGTCAGGGTATGACCACTGGTGATTCTGAGGCTCTTGGAGATGCCGCTGCTAATGCTTTCAACCAGATGGCATTCAGCATCGAGAAGGTTACCGTAACTGCTAAGTCACGCGCCCTCAAGGCTGAGTACTCCCTAGAGCTCGCTCAAGACCTCAAGGCGATCCACGGTCTAAACGCAGAAGCAGAACTTGCTAACATTCTCTCCACTGAGATCCTCGCAGAAATCAACAGAGAAGTTATCAGAACCATCTATAAGGTTGCTGAGCAAGGTGCTGCTGTTAACACTGCTACCGCTGGTGTATTCGACCTCGACGTTGACTCCAATGGTCGTTGGTCCGTTGAGAAGTTCAAGGGTCTACTCTTCCAGATCGAGAGAGATGCAAACGCTATCGCTCAGAGAACTCGTAGAGGAAAGGGCAACACCATCATCTGCTCCGCAGACGTTGCTTCCGCTCTAACCATGGCTGGTGTACTTGATTACACCCCTGCACTCAACGCTAACCTCAATGTTGATGACACTGGTAACACCTTCGCTGGTGTTCTCCAAGGTAAGTATCGTGTATACATTGACCCATATGCTGCTAACGTTGCTGCTGATCAGTACTACGTTGTAGGTTATAAGGGTTCTAGCGCATATGACGCTGGTATCTTCTACTGCCCATATGTTCCTCTCCAGATGGTTCGTGCCGTCGGTCAGGACACCTTCCAACCAAAAATTGGCTTCAAGACCCGTTATGGTATTGTTGCCAACCCATTTGCAGAAGGAACCGATCAGGGACTCGGAAGACTCCGCCTCAACGCAAACCGTTACTACAGAAGAGTCAAGGTTTCCAACCTCATGTGATCCATTTCACAACTCTTCAGATTCGGGGTCCGAAAGGACCCTTTTTTATTGCAAATAAATAAAAATAAAAACAATGGCTGGTGTTTTTGATAAACAAATTGCAAATAGAAATTTCCTTACTCCATTAGGATTTAAGTTTAATCTTGCGAGGGCGCCTAAGGCAGATTTCTTTTCTAAGTCAGCAAATATTCCTGGAATTAATTTAGGGGTTGCTATTCAACCAACATATTTAAAAGACATTCCAATTCCAGGTGATAAACTTGTATTTGATGACTTTAGACTTACTTTTAATATTGATGAGAATTTGGAAAATTACAATGTAATTCAAAGTTGGATGAGAGGACTGGGTTATCCAGAGAGTGTTTATGAATACTCAGAATGGAAACAAAGTGATCCAAATAATCCAACACAAGATCCAAATGTCTCAGATGGAACTTTAATTGTTTATAATAGTAATTTTCAACCATCATCACTTGTAAAATTTCAGGGAATGTTCCCAACATCTCTTTCTGATATTGATTTTGATGCCACTATGCAGGATGTGCAGTATGCAGTGGCTACAGTAACTTTTAAGTATATTCTTTATAAAATCTTGAATTATGAACCTGGATGAAATTCAAACACTTTGGGAAGAAGATTCCAAAATTGATGAAGATAATCTTCATGTAGAATCTGTAAAAATTCCAAGTCTTCATGCAAAATATTATAAGATCTTTAATAATATCCTGACCTTAAAGAAGGCCCAGGAAAATAAGTATAAGATTTTAAGAAAAGAAAAGTGGCAATACTACACTGGTAAAGCAGAACCAGAAGTTTATGTAGAAAAACCTTTCGATCACAAGGTACTGAAACCGGATTTGGATAAGTACATGGATGCTGATGAGGATTTAATTAAGTGTCAGACTAAAATAGAATACTATCAGATGATGCTTAACTATCTGGAGAGCATTCTTAAAACTATATTAAATAGAACATATCAGCTCAAAAATGCAATTGAGTGGCAGAAATTTATTAGAGGATATGACTGATATTGTAATTGCGAAAAAGAACGAAGTATTCCTGAAGATAGAAGCAGAACCACATATCTATCAGGAACTTTCGGAACACTTTACTTTTGATGTACCTGGGGCTAAATTTATGCCTCAGTATAGAAGTAAGTATTGGGATGGAAAGATTCGTCTTTTTTCAACTCATACTGGAGAAATCTATGTTGGTCTTCTTGACAAGGTAGTTTCTTGGGCAAAAAAGTGGGACTATAAAGTAGAGTTTAAAAATAATAAGTTCTACGGAACTCCTTTAGAAGAGAATGAAATGATTTCTTATGAAGGAGTCAAAGATTACATGACTCGCATCTCTAAACACAAACCAAGAGATTATCAAGTTGATGCGGTTTATGATGCACTCAGATATAATCGTAAACTTTTGATTTCACCAACTGCATCAGGTAAGTCATTGATGATTTATTCGATTGTAAGGTACTTTGCAGAAAGAGATCAAAAGATTCTCCTAGTGGTCCCTACAACGTCCCTGGTCGAACAGATGTTCAAAGACTTCCAGGACTACGGATGGAACGCAGAGGACTACTGCCACCGCATCTACAGCGGTCGTGAGAAGACGAATGAATTCCCAGTAGTCATCACTACTTGGCAGTCCATCTATAAACTTCCTAGAAATTTTTATGATGCTTTTGATGTAGTCATTGGTGATGAAGCTCATCAATTTAAATCCAAATCTTTAGTCGGAATCATGACTAAATTGGATAATACAAAATATAGGTTCGGTTTTACGGGTACTCTTGATGGTACTCAAACACATAAATGGGTATTGGAAGGTTTATTTGGTCCATCGTATAAAGTAACTCAAACTAAAGAGTTAATTGATAAAGGACATCTTTCCAAACTTCAAATAAAAATTATTATTCTCAAACATAATCCACAACAATTTGAAAACTTTGAAGATGAAGTTCAGTTTATTATTGGACATCCAAAAAGAAATAACTTCATTAAAAATTTGGCATTAGATCTTAAGGGAAACACTCTCGTTCTTTTCTCTAGAGTCGAAACTCATGGTCAACCTTTATATGAATCAATAAATAATTCTGCAAAGGATGGTCGTAAAGTTTTTTATGTACACGGTGGAGTAGATGCAGAGGAAAGAGAATTAGTGCGAGAAATTACTGAACGAGAAGAGAATGCAATTATTGTGGCATCATATGGTACGTTTAGTACGGGAATTAACATTAAGAATCTACATAATGTTATTTTTGCTTCACCTTCAAAGTCTAGAATCCGCAATCTCCAATCAATCGGAAGAGTTTTAAGAAAAGGTGATAATAAAACTCAAGCAGTGCTTTATGATATTGCCGATGATTGTACTAAAAATTCAAGAAAAAACTATACATTAAATCACCTGATAGAGAGAGTCAAAATTTATAATGAAGAGAATTTTAACTACGAATTTGTTCAAGTTAATTTAAAAGAATGATGGAAGAAGATTTCTATGCGGTTATTAAATTAGTATCTGGAGAAGAAATATTCTCCATTGTTTGTCCTTCTGAAGAAGAGGGTAGGACAATGTTAATACTTAATAATCCTGTTATTATAGAAGTTGTTGTCATGAAACAAATTGGAATGCAGGGATATAAGATAGATCCTTGGCTTAAATTTGCTGATGATGATACATTTTTAATGGATATGGATAAAGTTCTGACAATCAGTGAAGTTCGTGATGAAGAAACTATTGAAATGTATCACAAATTTTTAAGACAAAAAGATAAGAAAGACTCAAAAAATTCTCTCACTCCTGAGATGGGATATCTCTCTTCAGTTTCCGAAGCAAGAAAAAGATTTGAAAAACTTTATAGAGGCCAATCAGATATTAAAGAAAGCTAATCTTTGAAACTCCACAGAGTAATTGTACCAACTTTTACAAGCCATTGTCAATAGCCGAACATTCTGTTATAATAAGAACAATTAATATTAACAGGGACTCATGAAATGCAGGCACCAAAAAGAAAAAGATCTGAACATTATGTAAATAATAAAGAATTTTTAGAAGCTATATGCGAATACAAGAGAAAGGTTAAGGTAGCTGCGGAGAATGGTGAACCAAAACCCCGTATTACCAACTATCTTGGAGAGTGTTTCCTCAAGATTGCCACGCACCTATCTTACAAACCAAACTTTGTCAACTATATGTTCCGTGAGGACATGATCTGTGACGGTATTGAGAACTGTGTGCAATACATTCACAACTTTAATCCAGAAAAATCTTCAAATCCTTTTGCTTATTTTACTCAGATCATTCACTACGCATTTCTGAGAAGAATTCAAAAAGAAAAGAAACAGATGGAAATTCGTTCCAAGATTATTGAAAGATCTGGGTATGATGAAGTGTTCACTGTGGACGATGACTACGGAAACGCTTCCGACTATAATAGTATTAAAGATTCTATTCAAACAAAAATGTATCAATGACATTAATTGCTTGTGTGACTGACACCCATTATGGTGCCAGAAAAGGTAGTAAAACCTTTCATGATTATTTTAAAAAGTTTTATGAGGATGTTTTCTTTCCTGAACTAGAAAGAAGGAATATCAAACATTGTATTCACTTAGGCGATGCATTTGATAATCGTAAAAGTGTAGATTTCTGGGCTCTGAATTGGTCAAAAGAAAATGTTTATGATCGTTTCCGTGATCTTGGTGTCAAAGTATATCAAATTGTCGGAAACCATGATGCATATTATAAAAATACCAATGAAGTCAACTCTATTGAGTCCCTGTTAAGAGAGTATGACAACATTGTTCCTATTTCTAGTCCAGGTGAATATGAAGTTGCTGGATTGAAAACATTCATGATTCCGTGGATTTCTCCTGAGAATCGTGATGAGACCTTAGAAAAACTTTCTAAAACCAAAGCCAAAGCTGCATTCGGACATCTTGAACTAAATGGATTTAGTGTGTATCCAGGAAATGTTCAACAACATGGAATGGAAGTGAATGTTTTTGATAACTTTAGAATCGTATGTTCCGGACACTATCACACTCGTTCTAATAACGGAAAGATTTTCTATCTTGGAAATCCTTATCAACTCTATTGGAATGACGTAGATGATAAGAGAGGATTTAACTTTTTTGATACGGAAACTTTTGAATTAGAGTTCGTTCAGAATCCTTACAATATGTTTGAAAGGATTTATTATGAGGATCAAAATCCAAAACTATTCAATACAACTTCCTGTAAAGATAAGATTGTTAAGATTATTGTT